ATGGGAGGCGCTTCAGGTTCAGGAACCGTGATTCATTCTTCGTGGCGGGAAGATGGAGAGGCGTGGACAATGATTCTGACCAATCACCACGTCATAAGGAGTGCGGTAAAACTTGTGGAAGAGTTTGACCCTAAAAAGGGGAAGGAGGTAAAACGGGAACACAGGCGTCCCGTGAAGGTCAGGTTTTGGTCTTACAATAATTTTTCCGCTGCCATTGGGACAAGCGGAAGAACCGCGCATATTGTGGCATGGGATAAGCACAGAGATTTGGCGATTCTTCGAGTAGAAGACAAAGAAAAAGTATATGAAAATGTAGCTCTTCTTTACCCAGAAAACGTTGAAGGTCCTTACGTTTTTCAAAGAGCGTGGGCAGTGGGCAGTGGTCTGGGAAATCCTCCGTATCCAACAAATGGTCTTCTTTCAAGCACCACAGCGAAAGACCGTGATGGATATTCCCTGTATCAAGCCAGCGCCCCCATTATTTTTGGTAATTCAGGCGGAAGTTTGTTTGTTTACAGTAAGTTAAGGGGGCATTATGAACTTATCGGAGTTCCGTCTATGGTCTCTGCCGTAGGTTGGGGAACGCCAGTTTCACATATGGGATGGAGCAGACCGATTGAAGAAATACGTGCTTTTGTTCGTGAAAATGATTTGGGATGGGTTATTGGAGACCCCCCAAAAGAAACGGACGAAGAAAGTGATGAGGAAAACGGAGATGAGCCTAATTGACACAGAGAGTGACCCTTTTGTCATTCGCTTTTGCATTCAGGGATTGCCTGAAGCAGAGGCAGCATGGGCTTTCAAAGATATTCACGAAGCACGTTCCATGGCACATTTCACGTTGAGGCAAGCCATGTTGGAACAAAACGAACCCGCAGGAGTAGCACAAATTTTTGATTTTGAACGCAAACCATTGGGGTTCATGTCCGCAATCATTCACGATGACAGTGAACATTGGGCTTGGAAAGATGCAGCACACGCACCTAAAAAAATATCAAACAGCCATTGACAAGGAAAATGGTTCTGGGATAAATTACGGAAGTTCATGTGAGACCTCCCTTGCTACGTTACCCAAAAGTAACAAAGCAATCCTAAAGGGGCAGACCGAAATTTTTGTTTCTGAGTCTGCCCCTTTTTTTTCGGGTAAAAACTCTGAATTCAAAACGTGCCGTTGGTGTTTGGAGGTGGTCGATGAAGCTTGGGCAACCTTGAAAAACGGAGAGTTTTGGTGCGATTGTGGTAAAAAAGTTGGAGGATAAAAGCCAAGAATCCAAAAGAAAATGTCTTTCCTGTGGGGAAAAATTTATTTCTGAGTGGAAAGGGAACAGGGTTTGCAAACGTTGCAAATCTCTTCAAGATTGGCGCATCAATAATCGTTATTCGATTTAGTTAAGCTGTTGATTATGATTTTTTCAAGACTTCTGTCATACGCCCGTCGTCCCTTACGGGGGCGAACAATTTTTTGGCGAAATTGCCCCTCTTTAAGCGATGAAGCAATAGGAGACCTGCGTTTAATCTTCAACGCTTTCGTCATCCTCTTCAAAACTCCACGCATTGCCACACTCGGTGCATCTAAAAGTTCCGTCATCGTAAATGAAAAAACTGCCGTTGAGAACGTCCCATTTAGCGCAGGTCTCACAGAAAAAAGCTTCAGGTTCTGCCTCTTCTGGAATTTTAACAATATTTCCCATAAAAGGTTTCCTTAAAATGAAATTAAAAAATACAATTCAGTCTAAGGTGGTCTGTGAAAAATGCAAGATAGCACTTCCTGTGGTAACG